CATCAACTTGTTCCAATCTGAGTGGCCTACTCTAGCGCAAATTCCAGGGTTCATCGGTTTCATGAATACTCCCATCTTGAAGGCCAAGAAGGGGGCTCAAGAATTGGTCTTCTATAATGAGGGTGAGTACGAAGCTTGGAAGGAGCTAAACGAAGGCGGCAAGGGTTGGAAGGTCAAATATTACAAGGGTTTGGGAACCAGTACTGGAAAGGAGTTCCGCGAATATTTTGAGAAGAAGAAGATCGTCGGTTTTGCTCACAGCGGCAAGCCTTGCGACGATGCGATTGACATGGTTTTCAATAAGAAGCGCGCGGATGATAGAAAGGATTGGTTGGAAGACTATGATCGTGAAAGCTATCTTGACACCAATCAGGAAGCCGTGGGTTACGATGAGTTCATTAACAAGGAGCTCATTCACTTCTCCAAGTATGACTGCGATAGAAGTATTCCCAACTTGATGGATGGTCTTAAGATTTCGTTGCGGAAGATTCTGTTTGCAGCGTTTAAGAAGAACTTGACAACGGAAATCAAGGTCGCACAATTTAGCGGTTACGTCTCTGAGCATTCAGGATACCATCATGGTGAGGCGTCGTTGAACGGGGCTATCGTAAACATGGCGCAGAATTTTGTCGGCAGCAACAACATCAACTTGTTCACTCCAAACGGGCAATTTGGCACTCGGTTGCAAGGCGGCAAGGACAGTGCTTCTGAAAGGTATATCTTTACTCAGCTGTCAAAGATTACGAGAACCTTGTTTCCTGAGATGGACGATAAGATTCTCAAGTATTTGAACGATGACGGGTTCCCCGTGGAACCGCTATTCTATGCTCCGATTATTCCAATGGTTCTTGTCAACGGATCAAAGGGCATTGGAACTGGCTTCAGTACCGACATTTGCTGCTACAACCCGTCTGAAATTATCGGGTATTTGAAGAATAAGCTAACCGGAAGTTCAAACTCGCATTTTGATTTTATGCCTTACTATGAAGGATTTGGCGGAACCATTTCAAAGATTTCCGACGGAAAGTTCTTGGTCAAGGGCAAGTATGAGAAGCTCGGCACGGATAAGATTCGCGTCACGGAGCTTCCAGTTGGAACGTGGACGGATGACTTCAAGGAATATCTGGAGACTCTTTCGGAGCCGACCGATAAGGCCGGAAAGAAGGTGACTCCGGTTGTAAAGGATTATGATGATATGAGTAAGGACACAACGGTTGATTTTGTCATTACTCTGCAAAAGGGGAAGCTGGTTGAACTGGAATCCATGGAGTTGGATAATGGTTGCAACGGGCTTGAGAAGCAGTTCAAGTTGTTCACTACGATTACTACAAGCAATATGCATTTGTTTGACGCGACCGATAAGTTGAAAAAGTACGCAAAGGTTAGCGATATTATTGACGATTACTTTTACACTCGCTTGCAGTTGTATCAGACTAGGAAGGATTATATGATTGATGCTCTTACACGAGAACTGGTTCTGCTTTCCAACAAGAGTAAGTATATCAAGGAGAATTTGGATGGAACGATTGACCTTAGGCGCAAGAAGCGCGAAGAGGTGAATCAACTCTTGGTTCAAAAGAATTACGACGTTATTGACGGTGATTCTGATTTCAAGTATTTGGTGAAGTTGCCCATGGACAGTGTAACTGAGGAGAATGTGGCGAAGCTTCTAAAGGAACACGGTGACAAGGCCGCCGAGTTGGAGTGTGTGAAGGCGAAGACTATTCAGCAGATGTGGTCCGAGGAACTTGACGCTCTTACAACAGACTACACAAAGTATAGGGAGGATCGCGAACGTAGCGTGTCTGGTGTTACAAAGAAGTCTGGTGTGAAGGTTGTTAAGAAAGCCAAGTTGGTAGTTACAAATTAATTATATAAATTTCACAATTTCCTCCTTATAGTTCTTCTCATTCTTTTAGATAAATTTTTTTCCTGTATCGGCGAGTCTTTTTTGATTTTTTTATTCTTTTTGTTGTTCTTTTTCTATTTTTTGTTTTGGTTTTGGTTTTGGTTTTGGTTTTGGTTTTGGGTTTTCCAGCGCTTATAACTTCTCTCTTCGCAAATACAATTAGAAGATCTGGAATAATTGTAACACCTGCGCGGTTGTTTTGACTCAAATAAAATGGAAATTCTGAAACGTCTACAATTGAAATTTTCCAATTTCCATTTGATCTCGGGTCATTGTCTATAAAATCTTGAACGATTTGAATATTATTTTTGCAGAGGGTTTCTATAGAATTTGGTATAGGAAATACTAATTTTCCACCTGGTTTCAGATGAATCCACGAATTTTTTAGAATGTCTAAAAATGGCGAAGTGAAATTCCCATCTATCAAAGACGTCTTTGTCTTGAATAAATGATAAACCGGGCAGTGCATTCCCCATATAAAAGTTTTTGAAACGGGTTCTATTTTATCCCATGTGTTTTCAGGGCAAGAATCTGGATCAACATATTTAACGTTTGGGCCAAGTGGGGTTCCAAGAACTCCGTTCTCAACATAATATATTTGTTTGTGAATTGGAACCGGACAATGGCAAACTATTACCAATTCCGATTCATTGATATGTGACATTTGTTCTTACTATATGGTTAGATTAGATTTGTTTTCACTATTCAAGAAGAAGATGAAGAGAGAAAAAGTAATTCATTTAGAACCAGGGTTTCAGTTCTAATTGCTTGTCATTATTTTGAGACATAATTGGAGGATCAATCGGCTTATACATCGTGCTCGCGTCTATCAAGTATTTGTGGTATCCAATAGCCTCTGAATACACTTGATGTATGCAATAGTCTAAAACAATCTTGTTCAACTGTTCCACTTGTTGTTGAACACTTGTTGGTTGATTAGCTGCGTGTTGTAAAAATGTGCTTCGCATAATGATTTTTAAGGTGTCTCCGTCTTGATCACTTATCACATATTGACCGTTTGACTTGTGGTAAACCCCAGCTCTTATTCCATTTTGAATAATTCTTATGTTGTTCTGAGAGAAAAAAGTATCCGATAAGCTAGTGTTGTCCCACAACCCTTCAGTGGGATTCCTAAAAGTTGCACATTGGTTCACTGGTATTTTATCATACATTTGAAATAAATCAGTTGTTTTAGGCCCATTTATATCAACTCTTCCATTGGATGGTTTGCAATTCATTTATATTATTCTAATATAAGAAAATATTATATACTATTATTTTATACAAATGAATTTCCAATCAACCGTCTTATTAATTGCCATTCTATTGCTCATAGTTTGTTTGATTCTAATTGGAATCGCTTTAGCAAAATCCAAGAATACTCAACAATGGCCTCCTCTTGTCGCGAAATGCCCCGATTATTGGTTGGATTCTTCTAATAACGGAGCTCAATGCATCAATGTTAAAGATTTGGGCACGTGCAACGCAAGTGTTCCCACGGGTAAGCACTTGCAAATGAATTTCACGGTTGCTCCTTATGTCGGTCAAAATGCCGCTTGTGCAAAATATAAATGGGCGAATGGTTGCGGGTTAACTTGGGATGGCATTACTTCAGGTGTCGCTAATCCATGCGATTTGGATGGGCCTAAACTAGCATAGAGTTTGTCGTTTTTTATAATTATAATTATTAAAATCCTCTCAATAATTATAATTAAACTATAAAAATGCCCGACAAATTATTAGATTTGGCATTGATTAAAAAATTACCAAGCGAAATTGAATCTATTATAAAGGATTATCTACCTATAAGTGTGTTACTTACATTGAATAAAACCTATTATTTGAAATACCATAAATATATGAAACCATTGATCTCTAGAGGGCAACACGATAATTACGTGCGAGATATTTTGCGCAGAGACAATGATTTTGTGTTCGCTTTAATATTGGAAGAGAACTTTAAAACGTGGTCTTCCATAAAGAAATTCTACTATGCCAATGTTAAGTATGGTAACTTTTTTTGTTTCATAGACAAATTTTGCATAGATAACAAGTCTACAAAATGCCGAAATGTATTAACAGATTTTCTGAATAAAAAAACTGGTTTGAGTAAAAATCAGCATAAAAAGAATACTATTACAAATATAATATGGACAAACTAAATGTTAACGAAATCCTCAATAGACAACAAGAAATCAATAAAATGAAAGACACTTTGAGAGATTTTGAATTAAATAAACACAATTGCTTATTCAAAAAGGGAATCTATGTTTATGGAGAACCGGGTACAGGAAAAACCACATTTGTTATGGATGTTTTAAAAGAGATGAACTATGATGTTGTCAGTTACGACGCCGGAGATATTCGCAACAAATCTATCATTGATACGATAACAAAGCATAATATGTCGGATAAAAATATTATGAGCATGTTTCATAAAAACGTTAAAAAAATCGCTATTGTTATGGATGAAATTGACGGCATGAATAACGGTGACAAGGGCGGAATCAACACATTAATTAAACTGATTAGACCAAAAAAGACCAAGAAACAGAAGTTGGAAGAGGTCACATTAAATCCGATTATTTGCATTGGTAACTATCATATTGATAAAAAAATAAAAGAGCTTATGAAGGTGTGCAATACAATTGAATTGAAGATCCCGACTCCCGTGCAAATGACAAACGTTGTAAAAACTCTTATGCCTGCCATGGAAGAAACTCTTCAACAAAACATTATTCATTTTGTGCAGCAAGATTTGAGAAAGTTGAAGACAATTTATAACATTTACCAGAATAAAAATAGTATTCTAAAAAATGACATTATTAATAGAATATTTCAGGTGAAGACTTATAATGATGACACCAAAAAAATAACGCAAAAATTGATCAATAATAACTATAACATTAATGACCATTCGTCTATTATGAATGAGACGGACAGAACTATTGTCGGCCTTTTATGGCACGAAAATATAATAGACGTTTTGGGAAAAATGAAAACCAATGTTTCCATGCCTGTTTATTTAAAACTGTTGAACAACATGTGTTTTGCCGATTATATTGATAGAATCACGTTTCAAAAGCAGATTTGGCAGTTCAACGAGATGAGTTCCATTATTAAAACATTTAATAACAATAAAATATACCACGATTCGTTTAAGAAGAAGCCGAAATACAACCCACAAGAAGTTAGATTCACAAAAGTATTGACAAAATACTCAACGGAATACAACAACTCATTGTTTATTCAAAATCTTTGCCAGCAACTTGGGATGGATAAAAAGGATGTATTCTCCTTTTTCTTGGATTTAAAGAATAAGTACGAGGATAACGAGATTGCTGGGCTATTTGAGAATTATGAAATAACAAAATTGGATATTAACCGCATTTATAGGTATCTTGAGAAGTATACCAAGGTTGATCCCGAGGAATGCGAAGACAATGTTGTTGACGCGGATTCTGACATTGATGCGGATTAGACGGAATCCCAATCCCAATCCTTGAACAGACCACCAGCCTTTAAGTTTACAGTATATTTTGAAGAGTTTTCATTATAACCGTCGTAAATTTCTAGATCTTGTATTTTTTCCAGAGTTGAAACCTCTGGGTTTTCAAGTTTACGCAGCAAATTTAGCTGATAAAAACGTTTTTTAAAAACGTAATTAAACTCGGGCGACACTTCAACGCGAGTATCGTTAAATCTTTGATCAAACCCGCGATAGCTGTTAATATTAGTGCTTCTCGTTTCTGAAACAAGATGGCTGCTGCATTCTATGGCCTTATTTGCTACGCGTTTTATCGTGACGAAAGAAAAAATCAATAACATGAAGTTCATCTTATTGATTATGTATAGTAAAAAATTTCTAAGCTAGTTGGTTTTAAGGTTTATTCTTGGGCTCTTTTTTATTTGTTTTTGTTTTATTTGGTTTGGTTTGGTTTGGTTTGGTTGTTTTGGTTTATTTATTTGTTTGTTTTATTTTATTGATTGGGGCTTTTAATGAACAACTGTCGTCGCGAACCTAGGCTTGCGCTCCTCTGCGTTCAGCGAAACAGCTAGACGCTGTCGCAAAGCCACGGCATCCTTGAACGTCGGGTCAAGCGAACCACCCAGATGCTTCTCATATTGATCAGCCGAATCGTAGAACAGCAAAATGCGGTCTGGGCCGAACTCACCAGTGCATAGACCCGCCTTGAAATAAATATCCTCATTCTTAGAGCCAACCTTGTGGCCGATGTAACGCTCGCCAGTCACGGCATTTCGGATCGTCGTGCCAGTGTCACCGCTTCCAAACAAGATCAACTTCTTCTTCTTGCCATCCGGGGTGCGAATCTTGCGAACAAAGCACAACTTGTCGTCGTCATGCAGTTCCGCCATCACCTTTACAACCTTATTCCTGTTGTTGGAATAGATGGACGCATCATCGTCAATCTCGCTGTAGGTGTCGTACTTGTAGCCGCTCATTTCTGTGCCGGGGGGTTCTGATTGTTGTATTCATTTATCTGGATTAATCTCTAAATCAATTTTTTTATATAATTGGGAAAATGGTGGAATTAGAGTTGGTAGATTCTTATTCCTTAACCGCTTTTACTGCAGCCTTTTCGCGTATAGCATTTGCGATAACTTCCTTCATTTTTTTCTCCAAATAATCAATCTTTGCTTTAAGAGCCGAATTTTCCTGAACTAAACCATTCATCATTTGGCTTTGTTCTGCCAATTTATTCTCATACGCGTTGGCCACTTCTATAGGAGACATGTTTGAAATTTGACGATGCTGTTGCTCTTGTTGTTGTCTAGCCATTTCTTCTCTCTTCTTCTTCATCTCTTCCATCTGTCGTAGAACCTCTGGCTTGTGTTTCGGGCTTCCAGGATCGTAGTTCGCTAGTAGTTCATCAATGTCTTCCATGAAAAACTTTTTAGTATCCGAGTCTTTGACAAAGTCGTCCACCGTTTTTTCCGAGAGATTAACATATGGGCTTGGATTATCCAACAATGGTTTCTTATCAAACGAATTGTGTACATGCGAGAAAACCAAAATAGTTTTCATTGAATCCAGTTGAACAAATGGAACGGTGTAATTTTTCAAAAACGCCTTTTCTTCAGCAAGTGCCGCGTTGTCTTCGTATCTAGTCTGTTTTAAAAGCTCCCTGCGAAAAGCGAATGTTGCTGCCGTCGCATGGTTTGGCCCATAAGGCCCGAATTTATACATTTTATGAATGTGCTTAAAATAAAGGAACATCTCACTGGAGCCAGCACAGAGAGCCTTGGGGTTATTTTGAAGAGTTTCTACGGCGTGTGACACTCTATCCGGTGGATAATAATCGTCGTCATCCATATAGACAATAATATCGCCCTTTGATTTGTCGTGCATTAAATTACGCTTTTTCCCCAAGTTCATGCGCTGGTCGTATTTAAAATACTTAACTTGCGGTATATGAGAGACTAGGTCTTCTATTTTATCGGTTCCATCGTCAATAATAATCCACTCCATTCGGTCTTTCGGATACGTCTGATTTTCAAAACACTTAATAGTTATCGGGTAAAATGGGCGTCTATTAAATGTTGGCGTGCAAATACTCACAAACGGAAGTTCTTTTTGTTTGGGGGGAGCTTTACTGGTTTTTCCCATTTTTTTCTTGTAGATGAATATAATATAAGTTTTTTATATTATATTTGTCGTATATTTATGTTGTGTTTTTTTGTATATTTGTGTTGTGTTTTTTCATATATTTATGTTGTGTTTTGTCTTTTGTTGGGTTTATTTTTTCCCGCGTTTCGCGCCTCCAAACAATTTTCCAATCTTTTCAAACATAGTTGATTCTCTATTTATAGCCGCCAATGGAGTGCAGATTTTTTCGGCTTGAACATAGTCGCCTAATCCAAACGTTGCGTGATCTGTCGCCTTTGGCATATAAGGATGATACACAGAAGAAAAGAAATACAATATGATGCACGACAAAATTGCCACAAATGCCGCGTATCCTCCGAAATTGCTATTCGCTGATAAAATCACGTACAACGACAATAAGATCATAATAATATTTAATTTATACTTGAAGACATTTTTAATGGTTTCCGAAAGACCGTACGATTTCCCCGTTTCCGCGTTCTTTGACTTCATAAATAAGGGGAATATCGTGCAAAAGAGAGAAACGAAAAAGGCCGTTACAGGAATGACGAAACCCATTCCAACTATGAAAAACAAGATGGTAAACGCAAAAATATACATTAGAGCCCAAGACCAATTAAACATGCCCCACATTTCTCCGTCTTTCCAAGTTGTATTGCCCGCGTTATCCGTAGTTTTTTCGCTGAATAATAAATAAATGTTGTAGAACCACAACAAAAACATATAGAATGTGTTTATAACACTTGTTGCAATGGTCGTAAAAAACAAAATGTACGGTGCTAGCAATATAAACCACGTTTCCGATAACATTGAGTTCATAAAATTGTTCACAGTGTTGACCACCGAGAAGTTGCATGCGATTATTTGTTGCAATGTTTTTGCGATATATAATTTAAAAACGTTTGAATTGGGGCCATTTGCCAAATTCTGCAAAACTCCTAGAGTATTGTTTATCGTTTTAAAATTCTCATCTAATGGAAACTCAAGTTTAGTTGACCAGACGCCTTTTTCGGTTTTGAAAATATTAATATCTACTGGAATCTCTTTAATTGGGGGCGGGGTTTTTGTATATGGGGCAAAAGACAAGCAAGTTGGTAGAATGTTTGTTTGGGCGACCTTGCCTGAATATAAACACAATGCACCTATTAAAACGAGGATTCCTATTGTTATTAACCTCGTAAATATACCGATAAAGAAATTATAAAACTCCTTTTTTTGATCTGGGCTTTGCTGCTTTTTCTTATCATCTATTATTGATGTATCTGACATACTATAATAAAATGATATAAAAATTTCATTGACAACTTGCTAAAAAAGTCGCTTGAATTATTTTTATCTTATTCAATTATATATAGAAAACATGAATAAACTAACAGTGCTTTTTTGGTCATTTATAGTATTGATGTTATTTGTCGCAATTATTCAGTGGGGGGATTATTTAATAAAAAAGAGGTACATTATTGAACAGTATACAAACAGAATTGAGCTTGACTCTACGAACCATACCGTTGACTTGCCTTTAACAACGACGACGAGCTGCCAGAATATGTGCGGGCCAAATAATAGGTGTTCTTTAACCGGAGAACAATGCAGTGCCGATATTGATTGTTTTGGGTGCAATCCGGAGACAAAACGATTTGCTCGCGAAGATCGCACGTTAGATGATCACGACATTCGCGGTCAAAATGATGCCGGAAAACTCACGACGCAAGAAACGCCGACTTATTCCACTTTGACTACTGACATTGGTACTCAGGCCAAACTTATAAATAAACCTAGCACGAATGCTCCGCAATATTTTCAGGGAGTAAATACGTGGAGAAATGCGTTTGATAGTGGAATGGAATTATACGACAAGAGATACACTCCAACAGCTTCTTATTTTACAGTCAAATATCCCGAGAGACCTTCTTTGTCCGGCGAATTTAATGATAATGGGCCATTGGCTGCAAACGCGTTTTTATAAAAGTCAAAAACAACTAAGAAAAAATAAAATAATATATCCAGACCATTTTGGGATATATTATTGCAGTTTTGCAGTTTCTGCTTTATCAATGGTGACTTCCTGAGCTACGTTTCTGATTATCTTGTTATAATTCTTCTCGTCTTCTTCTGGTGTTGCGCCCCCCGACGCTTTTAATATGATATTGTGATATTCCTTGTGCTTTTTGGAATCATAATCATTGTATTCTGGGTTATCCTCTATCCAATCATTTATCATGTTGAAATTTTTAGCGGCGATGAATTTTATAGCATTTTTCATTGTCTTTTTGTCTTCACAATCTTTCTCCCAAGAATCCTTGTCTTTTACATAGACAACTTCTCTTTTCAAATCACTGCAATGAAGAGGCCTTTTAAATATGTCTAACTCCTTAAGACCTCTTATAAAGATTTTGGAGATTCCTTCTGCATACCCAACGCGACCGACCATATCCAAATCAGAGGTGTTTAACTGCAACTGATTAATGAACTCCATAATATTGAGGGCATCCTTGCATTTCTCATTTAAGAAAACCTGTAAATTGAAGTTGTTTGTGTTAGTATTGTTTGTGATATTGGTAATTTGGCCCTGGCTCTTTTCAGCAAGTTCTATAAGTTTTTTATTTTGTTCAATTAGCAATTCCTTTAATTCCTTGTTTTCCTTGAGCTGTTCATGAAACAATTCAGTAATTAATTCTAGTTGATTTGAATCTTTAATCCCACAAACTTCATCGTCCTGAATTATTACATTTTCATTTTCTTCTTTAACAGTGCATTTTTTTTTGTGCCGCCATAATCCAGAGTTGTCTTTGTATATTTTGTCACAGTTTTTGCATACAAATTGCGCGCAGAATTTTGGCAGATTTTTATTGACGTTCATTGATTTTAAATGTTTAGATGACAAAATATGATCATTGTAGCTACTTTTCTTACACGTTCCGTAGTCACACGTTTTACAATAAAATCTATGGCAGATTTCTGGCAGGTTTTTATTGCCGTTCATTGCTATATATTAGCAACCGAAAATCTGCCTAAACCCTTTCCCAAAAATACTTTTTATTTTATCGTAACACTTTTTTGGATTAAATTTTTTGTGTTTACAGCATTCCAGTCAGACAGGCGAAATTTTCACCCCTTTTCCAGGAAATATTTGGCTTCTCTCATTTTTGGACATTTATTTTTGTCCATTTTTGACTTTTGTAAACACTTTTGGACCCTTAAAAACAGTGATTTTCTTCCCTTACTGAGAAACCAAATATTTATAAGTTCAGTTACCGACTCAAACGTTTGACCATGCAAACTAAACTATGAAACACCAATTTTTCACAATATTTGCAGTAAATATTGTAAAACAAGAACGCGAGGTTTACGTGGCATACATGAGCCCACAATTGCCTCCGACAAAGGTAATCAAGTTGATTCGCTCTTCAAATAATGTCAAATCATAGTTGTAATTATAAATTCTCCAAGTGGGTTTATTAATGCCAATAATAGTTTTATTCGCGGGATCGCAAATGGCCAACGATTGCGCATAAGGATCAACCGTTGGAATAACAGTGGAAAATTCCAACTCAATTGTAGTGAAACGGCTCATGTTAATGGCTCCAGCCGGTTGTGTATCCAATGGTGAGTTTTTCATTCCAAAGCTATAGAAAAGAACACCGTCAGGTAAATTGCTATCCGTTCGCAACCATTTTTCAATAAAGTTATAAACACCGTAGGGTTGCCCGTTTTCCCTATAAGATCCATCCAACAAAATGCCCATGGAAGTCAAAATAGAGTTTTGGTTTTCCAAATTATAATTGCCGCTAATATACCATCCCGTTAAGTCGCCGTTTGCGTTCACTCCTGGGCCAATGGATACAGTAGTCGTGGAACCATCGGGGTTATATCTCGTAATTGGATAATAACCGTTTGTTGGTGCGGGTGTAATGTCATAAGGTAAATAATTATAAGGCCAGTTTGAATAATTAGACCATTCGTTGCGCAAATTTACGTCGCTTCTTTGGAAATAAAACATATAATTTGAAACCATGCCAACCGAATCCAATTGCACCTTATTAGTTCCTGTAACATTGTAAAACTTCTGAGTTCTAACCTGTTTAAACAAATATTTTTGTTCTTGAAGAGCAAACAATCGCGATTCTTCATTGGAAAGAAAGCAGTAAGTGCAATTTAAATGTATATCGGCGTTCCAAAGCGTACGAGTATCATCGTAATCTTCTAGAGCGAGAGCGACGGAAGGTGGTGTTTGTAAAAATCTATAAAATTGCATATACCATAAATTAAAGTTGGGGGCAACGTATGGATAGTTATTTGCAGCATCAAAAACGTCGCGAATCCTGAAAAGCTCCTGTATTGGTCGCATTGTAATATTAATGTGTAACTCGTTGTACTGAAGCGCCACTAGAGGAAACGCCATTTGCGTCTTATAGTTAAACCAACTACCGATTGGAATATATAAAATTCTGCCGCGAATTGAAGGTTCCGCGCTCCCCGAAGCTCCCGCATAATACGCATTCGGATACGAGTTAACACGAGCACCGTAGTTAGCTGGATCGTTCAACGCACTAGTATTTCCCGTCATGTTATCAAATAAAGTTTGTTTAGTTCCGCCAAATTCTCTCTTAACGAGCAAATTAATATATTCTCCTGTATATTCCTGTAATGTCTGGTTTCCGCAAGTGATTGTTATTTGTGATATCATTAGTGCTCCCAAATTTTCAATCCATTTAAATCCATAAGGCACCCAAATGCCAGCGTTGTTTTCTTGCGTCGTTGTGTCGGTGTTTGGTGGCATGATGGGGCTCCAAATATTCGGCAACTCAACACTAACATAAGAATCCATAAGCAAATCAGCGTACCTAGGTATTTTGAAAGTAAAGTTGGATTCTTCATTTAAACGCAATGTTCTAGATCCGTCAAAATCAACACGGAATTTCTGCATACCAAAATTGGTATACCTGGCATATGTTGCTTTAAAAAAAGTTTTTGATGGATTGCCGTTTAATATAATGTTTTGTTGCCCTTCGCTGACTAATTGCATTAATCCTCCGGCCATATTTTAGATATATTATACAGATAAATTTATATTTTTAACTGTTTTTGTTTCATTAATTATTATAACATAATATAATAGACAAACACATAAACATGGACGCTGGTAGAAAAACAAACAATTTATTAGATATGGTTAAAAACCTTAAGGAAGATTTCGTCACACAAATATTGTTTAGCATGATAATCCTATTTATAATACTCGCATTATGGTATTATTTCCATATGAGAAATCTGCTAAGCCGCGAGTGTTCCGCCATGGACAGCGCATTTTCAACCCTGAATGGGTCAATTAAATCATTGAATTCTTCTGACCCCAATTGCAAATATGCATTTAAAGACTATTACATAAAGACGGCTTATAACTGCTGTAGCCCGGGAACCTATAAAAACGATTATGTTTCAACGTGCGCCCTAAAAGACGTTTTAAAACAAGGCGCCCGAGGATTGGATTTTGAGATTTTTTCAATGGATGACCAACCCGTGGTTGCGACGTCAACCGTTGATAGCAATTATATTAAGGAAACCTACAACTCTGTGCCATTTTCAGAAGTAATGAATATTATAACAAATTATGCATTCGCCGCGAGTACTGCTCCTAACCCAAATGATCCAATCATAATTCATCTGCGATTTAAGAGCGCAAATCAAAAGATGTACCAAAATTTTGCCAATTTATTGAAGCACTACGAACAGTTCTTTTTAGGCCCCAAATATAGCTTTGAGCAAAATGGAACTAATTTTGGCAACATTCCTTTGTTAGATTTGAATAAAAAGAAGACAATCGTTTTGATTGTTGATAAATCCAACAACTCTTTCATGGATTGCCATGATTTTTACGAATATGTAAATATGACTAGCAACTCTATTTTTATGCGTGCATTGCGTTACTATGATGTTAAAAATACACCCGATTTATCTGAGCTTCAAGAATATAACAAACAAAGCATGAGTATATCAATGCCAGACGTGGGAACAACCCCACCAAATCCTGGACCAATAGTTTGCAGAGAAACGGGCTGTCAAATGATCGCTATGATGTATCAAAAGAATGACGCGAATTTACAGGAAAATAACGCGTTTTTTGATAAATCCGGATACGCGTTTGCCTTGAAACCTGAGAAGTTAAGATATGTTCCCGTGGTTGTTCAAGCACCTGCGCCGCAAAACCCTGCACTCTCTTTCCAAACGAGAAGTGTAAAGAGTGATTACTATGCGTTTAACATTTAGAACCCCCGACCAAAACTTATTGTATTATTTTTAATTTTTTATAATACAATAATATAACAATAACGCATTCATGCCAAAAACTAGAAAAAATAACAGCAACTTAAAAAACACAAAAAAATCAAGAAAACAAGAAAAACGGTTAACAATTTGTAAAAGTAGGTACGCTTTATGTACTTCAGCTCCTTGTAAAAAAATTCCAAACAAACCTGGAAAAACCAGTTGCAAATGCAGTGTTGAAACGGGTTATAATTTCGCAACAAAACCTTGCGCCACTTTAAAAGCACATAAAACACGTTCTGGAACTCGCCGAATTTATTCAACATTCTCCATTAATGAAATGAAAGATGGTAAAAGAATAACAGAATGCTCCAAAAACACAGAATGGTCTGACTGCTTGAATCATAAATGCGTAGTTCATCCAAAAGACCCCAAAAAGGCGATATGTGAATGTAGTTTAAGAAAAACAAACAAAAATTGGTTCACCATGGGAGCAAAGAACGATCCTAAGAAATGCTCTGCGAGCAAATGGTCTGGCGCTCATAAAAAAGATTTTTATAATACACGAAAATTCTGGAACCATTATTTTTTAAAGAAAAAGAATCACAATGGGAAAGTAATTGGAGAGCCTAAGAATTTTATTACACCTCTGTCTAACCCATAACCGCGGGTAACAAAATAAACGCGAATATTAGACAGGCTGCAAGAAACGCTAGAATGCTTTCAACGATATTCAACTCTTTTGGCGAGCATTCCTTTTCATGAAACTCCCACAATTGCGTCTTGTAAGAATATACATCATAAACATTGTTGATTGGAGCAGCCACACACTCATTTGGAATAGCGGAAAACAACTTTTTCACATAATCGCATTTTCTTTTCTTCTGTAATTCAACGTAACGCACCTCTGCTCTTCTCTGCCTTCGGCCACTCACTCTTGCGACAACTGAAGCGCGAGCCATAACTGACATTCCATTAATAATGGATGCATTTGCAATGATGAAGAAACAAACACGAGACAAATTCATTTTCCACTAATTTGGTTTTACACTGTTCAAATTTTTAAAAATACTTTTCAATTTTATTTTTTCTATTCTCTATTATTTTCTATTATTCTCTATTTCTTTTTCTATTTTCCATTTCTTTTTCTATTTATCTTATATTTTTCTCCGAATAATATAAGACACAAGACAAATGAAAAATATATGCGATAAATCAATGGATTTCCAGGAATGCGAATTGGCAATATTAAGAGCGGCAGTGGATAAAGCCGAGGAAAGATCCGGAAGAGCCGTCGCAAATTCAGGAGAAGTTAAAAAGATTATCAATATTGTTGAGAATTTCATTAGACGTAAGAAAGTGATATGTTATGGAGGCACAGCGATAAACAATATTTTGCCGAAGCAGGATCAGTTTTATAACACCGAAGTGGAAATACCCGACTACGATTTTTTCTCTCCCAACGCGTTAAAAGATAGCAAAGAGCTAACAGACGATTATGTGAAAGCCGGGTTTTTAGAAGTTGAAGCCAAGTCTGGTCAACACAAAGGCACATATAAGGTCTTTGTGAATTTTATACCAGTTGCTGATATAACGTTTTTACACAAAGAGATATACAAATATGTTAAGCAAGAAGCGATAAAGGTGGATGGAATCTTATACGCGCCCCCCAATTACCTTAGAATGTCAATGTATTTAGAACTTTCTCGCCCTGCGGGAGATGTAAGTAGATGGGAAAAGGTATTAAAGCGTTTAACGTTGCTCAACAAAAACTACCCATTGAAATCTCAGCATTGCGACGAATTAGAGCCATTCCAGAGAGAAATGATAAAGAAAGAAGATGAGGATAAAATATTTGAAACTGTGAGAAACTCGTTTATTAACCAAGGCGTTGTGTTTTTTGGCGGATACGCGATTTCTCTCTATTTGCATTATATGCCAAAGCGTTTACACGATAAGCTAGAAAAGATTCCCGATTTTGATGTTTTATCCGAAGACCCCAAAAAGACGGCTGAAATTTTAAAGGAGCGTCTTAACGATGAAGGGTTCAAAAATGTTAAGATAATAAAGCGAAAAGAAATTGGCGAAATTGTTGCGCCTCATTATCAACTGCTGATAGGCGCCGACACAATTGCCTTTATTTATAAGCCCATTGCGTGCCATAGTTATAATATAATAACGGTTGATAAACAACCCGTGAAAATAGCAACAATTGACACCATGTTGAGTTTCTATCTCGCATTTTTATATTCAGATCGCAACTATTACGATACAGAGAGAATCGTTTGCATGGCTCAGTTCTTATTTGAGGTTCAACAGAAAAATCGTCTACAACAAAAGGGCCTTTTACGAAGGTTTAGCATAAGCTGCTATGGTCATCAAGAAACCGTGGAGGAAATGCGCGCAGAAAAGGCGGAAAAGTTTAAAGAATTAAAAGAGCACAAGAAAAAGCAGGATTCCGAGTACGAAGAGTGGTTTTTAAGATATAGACCAGCGGACGAAATGGATAAAAAGGAAAAAAAACAATCCGCCAATAGAAAAACAAAAACAATAAAACTAAAAAAAACAAAAAAATCAACTAAAACAAGAAACACTAGTACGAAAAAACGAGGCCGAGGCGGCTTATTCATCTAAAAACAATAATTTTCAAGGAAAACGATGTATAAATCTTTTATTATTTTTGATAAAACTTTAAAAATAATATGCCCACTAGCCTCATCGGGAACAAAGCTCTTCAAATACACAATAAAATAAATTATATAAACCAAACACTTTTCCACGAACCATTTTAAAACTCGGTTGCGAAATGTATTATATAAAGACCAATTATTTATATAACTACACATCTGAGTTCCGGCGCATTGTTTAATATAAAATAAGTGAATGTCTAAGACCCCCGCCAATATGCGATGAAAATTTGTTTTTTCATTTTTGACGCAGAATAAATGACCTATTTTATCCGCACCAAACAAATCAATGTATAAAGTCTTCCTATTAGTTTCCGCCGGAAAAATATAAGGGTTTATTCCGTCAAAAAAACGTTTTTTATGCAACATATTTCCATCTACAACAAAAGGAACGAAGCACGATTTTCTAATAGTTTCAAAAATTTCGTCAATGTTCCTATATTTCCGCATAACAATCTTTTTTCCCTTTTTAACGTCATAATAAGATATAAATAACCGATTTTTTAAACTATCGCAAAGTACCCCACCAGACGAAATTCTCTCGCGAATCTTATCAAAACATGCGTCAATGGCGTTCAAGTTGTGGCGCTCTTTAAATTGTTTTAGAATTATATTATACATTTCGGTCATTAAATCCAGCGCGTCTACATAATAAAGGAGAGCGCAAACCGAGCTAATACTACAACAAGAAATCTTATTGATTCGCACATAATTTTGTTTCTCCATCTCTTTGAGAAAATAGAGGGCGCCGGTTAAATAGCTTCCGTTAAATATTCCTCCGTCTAATACCACGTTTATCTCTTCTATT